GTAATTCTTCAACTTGTTCTAAAGTAAAGTACCAAGTACCTCTATTGTCTGTTGTATATTTAGGTAACATTAAATCATCAGTGGATAGAAGCTCCGTCTTGGCCCATTTATACCACCTCTTAATAGTAGAGGGGCTACAATTTAGTAACATGGCGACTCGGGTTATAGATAGCGAGTCATTATGTATGCTTAAATTTTCCATTTTAGTCTCCTAATACTTTTTCTACTAATTTATCCATAAATTGCCTGTTACTTGTTTTTCCATCTACAAAGTAACTAGCTAATTCGCCTTTCTCTGTTACTATTTCATTGACGACTTCATCAATTGTATTTTCACAAAGTAAAGTATAAACATTAACCGTTTTCGTTGTTCCTATTCTATGGCACCTGTCATAAGCCTGTCTTTTGTTAGCTTCATTCCAAGGTTCATCTAGGAATACAACATTATTTCCAGCTGTAAGTGTTATTCCTGTACCCATAGCAGAAGTGTTGCCTAAAATAACTTTACAAGTTTCGTCATTTTGGAATTTTTCTACTTCCATATCTCTTTTAGCTATTGAAACTTCACCAGTAATTATAGCTGGGTTGTATTGTTTACATCTTTTGTATGCTTCATTTATTATTTGTGTAAATCCACTGAATACTACTACTTTTTCATCATTAGCTACTGCGTCCTCTATGAGCTGTAACATCATATCCATTTTAGTGCTTTGAGTAGTATTTGAAGCAAGTAATCCACTATACCCGGTGGTTTGTCTTAACCTAGTGAATTGAGCTAGTGGATTAGGACTTAACTTTATTAAGTCAATGTCTTTCTTAAGAGCTGTTTTGACTTCTTCATAAATACTCCATTCTTGTTTTGACATATCAAGATAAACTGGAATATGGTTCACTTCTGGTAAGTCTAAAACATCTTCTTTACGTCTACGCAACATACACATCTTGAGCTTAGTGACTAATTCACTTTTGTTTTTATAACCTAGAATTTCATGGTCACCAAACCCTCCAAAAATACAATAATGATTTTTGTACTGTGTGAATGTGTGTGTTTCATAGTCTAGCCATTTTAAAATAATGTATAAATCTTCTATTGAATTCATTAAAGGTGTTCCACTTAATGCAATTCTTTCTTTTGGAATAAGTTTTAAGAATCCTTTACCTTGTTGAGAATTAGGATTTTTACAGTTAGAAACTAGTATGTCATTGGCAAAATAATTATTATTATTGGACACTGTTAGATTATATACCACATCTACTTTATTTATTTTTTTAATTGATTTTATTTTCATATTCTTTTAACTCTTTTAATATTAGTTCTTTATTACTAAACACAAATTCATCTGTGTACCTGAACACTTTAAAGCCTAAATACTCCAGACATTTTTGTTTTTTATTGTCAATTTCTTTTTCTTTAGTAGTTAGATGACCTTGCCCATCAATTTCAATTGCTATTTTTAAAACTAAATTACAGAAATCGGGTTTATAATTTACACTATAATTTTCTTCAGGAAATGCATCCCGGGCTAGCTTAGTTTTGATAGCATAATTGTAAATGTACCCCATATCTTCTAATTCTTTTTGTATAAAAGCCTCTGCAGGAGCTACTTTACCATTTCCATATTTGAAGTTGTTTTTATATTTACCTTTCATTTTATTTTTAATTTTTTGTACAACGTCTGGGTCCTTAGTTGGATTATTTTCTTTCATACGAGTAACAACAGAATTTCTAAAATTAGGTTCTTTCCATTTTTGTTTTAGCAATTTGGACATACGAGCTAATGCTTGCTTGGATTTTGGTGGTACTCCGAAAGTTTTATTTCTCCAATGAGCTGAACAACTTGTACAGCAAAATCTATTTCCATTCTTAATTTGCTCTGTTGTTAGAGGTTTTTTACAATACTCACATAGTTTTTCTTGCATTTGTGTCCTCCTTTGTACTAATATTAACATAAGAGTAAGAATTTTGCAAGCTAATTAATTCATCTTGTAAAGTTAGTTCACTAGCTTGTATATATCCTCTATTTTTAGTAAATACTTTATGGTCTGGAGTCAATTTTAAAATTTGTCCATTTTCCATTTCTATTTCTAATAAATCCTCATTATTTACGTATTTATGAAAATATTCTATAGGTTGCAACTCTATTTGTTGTGTACTTATATTGTAAGAATAAACATTACAGTTAATTTTATTTTCTACAATTTCTTTAATAGTTAGTTGACCTTTATCAGTGCTAATTACACTAGAACCTTCTAAACATTTATGTATTTCATCAGCTATTACCATTCCTATTTCCCCACTTCTACACATTCTTTGGAGCTGGTTAGCAATATCTTTGTTACGTAAAGTTTCTACATTAGTGATTATAAAGAAATTATCTACACCTTCAATTAAATCTTCCATTTTTTCTTTGGTATCTTTAAAACATAATTTTCCTTTATTAGGTCCTCTTGTTATAACACGTTGACCTAAAATATAAGGTGTTTCATTAGTATGTTTTAATACTTCATGATACCAATTTAGTTTTAAATTATTTACACCTACAACTACTAGACAATATTTGAACCAATTTTGATTTCTTTTTGCTAGTGCTATATTTAGAGTTTGGAATGTTTTTCCTAAACCCGGGTCATCAGCAAGTAGCCATTTATGACTGTTCATGCCATAGTTAAACCCTTCAATTTGATGTTGACGTGGTTGTGTTTTATAATTATGTACTATACCACAATCTTTACATTTATCATTACTGTTATCATAAGACACAATAGTGAGTTGGTCATACACATCAAAAACTTGATTAATTCTAGATAATTGTATTTTTAGTGTATCTAGACAACTGAATGGTAATTCCCATTGTTTTTTATTTGCGTGCCAAAATCTTTTTTGGAATCCTCTCATGATATCTACTATTTCACTTTTATAAGGAAAAGATACTAATAAAGCCTTATCCTCTTTGAGTGCAATAGGTAAGTCTATAATTATTTTAACTGCCATATAAATATTGTATAGCATAAATTAAAATTTACAAGTAATTGTAAACATTTGTAAATAAAAGTACACTCTGATTAAGGAGTGTACTATGTGAAGGAGATTAGTATTTGTGGGATTTTTTATATTCTAATTTTTCCATACCGTCTTTATAAGCACGTTCACTAGAGTTTCCTTGGTAGTCATCATCATCTAAATCAGCTATTGAGTATTTAACATAAGTAGCGAAGTCTGTTGTAGTTTCTCCATAATCTGAGTATTTCATATTTACCCAGTAAGCTAAATCATACGAAGTATATTCTGTATCATCAAAGTCTATGTTTACTTTATTAACAATACTATCATATTCCCACTTAGGAGCAGGTTCACCAGTTCTGTTTTCTAGTGTTGCTATCATTTTATCATATGTTTCTTTATCTCTAATATGATACCCATTTTTTAAAATATCAATATAGTTTTCAAGACTCATATTATTTTTATAATCTACTAATTTTAAAAATTTATCTGGTTCGTGTTTGACTAGATATTCTAAATTTTCTTTCATAGTTTCCATTTTATTTCTCCTTGGTAGAGTTTTCTATTTTATCGTGTAATCTGTCGTCCCACGTATGTAAATCGTGGATAGCAGTTGCATGATTTCCTATTTCATCATAACGTTTTATAATACGCCTGTATTTTTCCATAACTTTAAAAGTGTTATTTATAGCACATTTGCAGTCAGGAGCAAATACTCCATGAAGTTCAAAGAATTCATTATTTAACTCACTTAGTTTTTTAAGTGTTTCTTCTAGTTTTTCAAGTATTGAAGAGGCGTGATTCATAATAGATGAAGGTTTATAACTTTCATCTGATTTTATATTATGAATAACAATTCCCCAGTAATCAATAGCTTTATTTTCTAAATAAACTAAATAGTCATTAAATTCTTTAATTTTACATCTATGAAGTCTTTTTAACCCATTATAACCTAAGTATTGGCAAAGATTCATAGAGTCTAAATGGAGCATAACTTGTGATAAATAAACTGAGCCTAAATCAGTTAATATCTCTTTTGTTGTTCTCATTTTTAATCCTTTCTGCGAGCAGTAAATCTAATTTATGCTCAATTCTTTTTTGTGTTTCCTCTTGAGTTGAATTCTTAAATACATTTATCACGTTAAGAATGGTGTTAAAACACACTAAATTATCTGTATCTATCACAGTTGCATACCTTTGGTATATTTTGTAGTACTACTTGAGGACCAGATACTCCATAGAATCCTCTATACAAGAATCTGTTTCTTAATTCGCTTGCTAATACGGGTTCTCCTGAACGGTCGTATAAATTCATTGTTTTGCTACCTATTGTCAACTGTACAGGCAATGTAGGAGATAATGGAGGAATAACATTACAAATTGCAAAACAAAGAGGTGATTCATTATCTAAATCAAAAGAAGAGTCAGTTGTTAAAATTACAGCTGAATCTGAAGAAGTTATTGTAGTTACTTTAAAGAAGTGTCTACATTGATTACATAAACATTGCATTATAAATTTCCCTTTCTTATTTTAAAAAGAGAGGGCAACAAAAGTCACCCTCATAATTCTTAATATGCGTAATAACAAGAACCGTTACAACCACCGTATCCATTATAGTAATTAGCTGATACATAAGGACTTTGTACTTGGTAAGCTGGGATAGGAGTTGGTCTTATTGCACCAATTAAGTAAGCATTTTGAGCTTGTTGAGATAATTGGAATGCTTGAGTTTGGTTAGCTGATGTCAATTCAGCAATTTGTTGGTCTTTTGCATTCATTTCCATGTCACAAAGTTTATTCAAGATAGCTTGTGTGTTAGCTGTGGCATTTGTTGTAATCTTGCAAGTATTTTCTGCCAAAGCATATTTAACTGAATCAATATTGCTATTAGTGTGACAGAAACCAATGTCATTACCATGTTGCAAGTTTGAAATACCTTGTTGAACTCCGCCAAAACCTTGAATCATTTCTTTTTGATTTTGGAATTGTGTGTTGGCTATTTGTGTAAAGCCTTGACCTAATGTGTTCTCAATCCTATCATGACCACGGCCTAATTCATTAGATAAATTAGTGTAGAGGAAGTCATTGTTGATTTGGTTAGCAGTTCCATTGTTTCCAAAACCAAAACCATCTCCGCCCCATGCTAATAAGAAGAACAAGAAGAATACCCAAGCACCATCACCATTTCCTCCAAACATACCACCACGGTTGTTTTGGCCAAGCAAAAGAGCTTCGGTTGAAGATAAACCTGAATCCATAGTTTTACCTTTCCTTTCTTTAATAAATGTACTACAATCACATAGCCGAACTATGGAATGTCAGGAACTTATAAAGAAATTCCGAATTGAGAAGCTATTGACCTTAACTGGTCTTCGCTTATATTCTTTTGTTTTGCGACGTTTTTGACGACATTAGGTAAATCATTAACAGAATTGACTTGAGCCATCTGCATAGCTTTTTGAAATAGTGGATTGTTTCCAAATTTCATCTGCATAACTGTCATCATATTAGGGTTATTTTTAAGCTGTACGAATTGCTGGAACAGTTGCATTGGATTTGCTGTCATTAGTAACTCCTTTTAGTTGTTGCTCCAACATCGCAACTCTTTCTTCTAGTTGTTGTACTGTTTTGTTAGAAACAGACTGATTAGTCTGTGAATCAGTTGGTTGAGGTAATGGTTGCTCTGCATAGTTTTTAATTACACAAGTACCATCATTCATAGCTTGTTTTGTGTATATTCTTTTGTTTGCAACATCGGGGAATACGTGTAAACTTCCGTCCCAGTCAATTGCAATACTCTTGACTTCTTCAAAACAAGATACCGGACGACCTTTAATTACATTTGATTGTCTGAATTGATTTGGCATATATGTTGGTTGTCTATCGTAAGGCATATATGCTTGATTGTAAGCATAATTTGATACCATTTCGTAAATCCTTTCTGCAATACTATTATACAAAATTACTCCTTCATTTGCAAGTAAATGAAGGAGTTTCTAGTAATAGTATAAACAAAAATTTACATTCTATCGAAATTATAATAACTTATAATACCATTTAACTTTTGTTCTGATGAAATTACCCACGTCTGCTGGTAATATTTCAGGGTAAGGGTGCATATAAGTAATGTCTATTTTTCCTGCCGATGTAGTATGAGGATTTTTCTTACCGAACTCATAATGAGTCATTACAGTTTCGGGTGAAATAGTGATTCCATATTGTTTACATAGTTCAGCTACTTTTTTAAATCCGGCTTCGCATTGTTTTTTAGTAAGGGGATATTTTGTAGAATCAGGTTTACCTGAAACATATCCATACATACCACAATAAGCTACACCTATAGCTCCTGTATTTCCTCCACCCGTATGGGCGGCATACACACCATCTTTACAATTCATATTGTCTAATGGTTTGTATTTACCTTCTATAGTTAACCCATTGCCATTAATTAAAAAATGATAATGTTGAAAATCAGTACTATTAGGTTCATTGGCACCCGCTGTCCAGTGTATTATAATTTTATTCATATCTTCTCCTACTTATGCTGTATATCCATACAGTCTAAAACTAAATCCAATTTACCATCTACTTTGTTTAATAAATCATGGTCTGTTGCAATGGTTTTGTATATATCACTTCTGCATTTTTCACATTTAGTATGCGACACATATTTTTGACTTATAAGCCAGTCAATAGTTTTTACAGCCGTAACTAAACCTGCTACAGCTAGAAGAGCAAAAAACCCATACATATACATAACCATATCATTCATTTTATTTTGTTACTCCCACAATTTTAGTCTTAATTAGGTTATACACAAGTTGAGTTAAGTCATCAATGTTAGGAATAATCAATTTATTAACTACATAGTTATAACAAAATTTAGCAATGATTCCTTTAGGTGTGTATGCTTGAGAAGTTGTTGTAATTAAGTTGATAATAAAATCATCTAGCTTCTTTTTCTTGTCAGTGTCATCTAGTTCAGTTTTAGCTAACTCTCCTATTTGATTTTTAGTAGATACTACTATGTTGTTCACGAATTTTACAAAGTTATTTGTCATTTTGACCTCCTATATTCTTATCAAGGACTTATGTTTCTTGTACCAATAATTTTTCTAATTTTTCAAGCCTACTATAAATATCACTTAAGTCAACAATAACATTAGGCATAAAGAAAATTCTATAACCTTGTGAAGTGACCATGTATGAAGCATTAAAAATCCAACGAAATCCAAATTCTTTGGAATACTTCTGTATTTGTTTTAAATCACCTACTGTAATAGGTGTGATAGGGTCGTCATGTATTATGTTAGTTATATTTATAATATCTGACCCATTTTTAATTATTATTTGGGTATTGTCATCTAATTCACCTACAGCTTCAAACAGTAAGTCTAATTGATACATATAATTATGTCTTAAAGTGTAAGTGTCTGTGGATTCAAAAGTAATTATTTTATCTTCTAATGTTCCATTAAAACCTAATTGAATAGTTTTTCCTACATTAGCATATACTAATTGAGTAGTAGTTAAAGGTGTCATTGCTTTACTATTATCAAATCCTTCAAGTGCTTCTTCTTCAGTTGCAATTTCTAATGAAGTTATGTTGGAAATATCTTCTTGTGTAACTAAATTTAAGTCATTTTCTAATTCGCTTAATTTTGAAGGGTGTAAATTAAGTTTACACTGTATAGTAATAGGACTTTGATTACACATCTGCCACCACCTGATTCTTTGCTACAAAACAAATTTCTTTATTCATTGTATACTTTTCGCCATTTCTGCATTCAATAGCAATGTTAGCAACTGAATTATAATCTAATAATTTAGTTTCCTCCCTATTTAGTGATATTTTAAGTGGAAATTTAGGAGATTTATATTCTTTATGTAATTTTCCACATTGCATACTTAAAAGTTCAACTTCTATATTACTAGGGTTTGAAATATTGACTGTAATTAGATTATTTGCTGTATCACCTTTAAATATACATATCATTTCTACACCTCTTTTACAGTATAATTGATTTCAATTTGTTTTAACTCCTCTAAAGTAGTAGCTGACTCTATGCGATTAAGATAATTTATGTATTGGTTAGTCCATACATCTGATTGTATATTTCCTATAGAAACTAAAATATCTGTAAGTTCTTCCATAGTTAAAACTAAAACATTATCATGTTTAGTTGTCCAAGTTATTGTTTCATAAAGATTTGCGTTAAAACCTGTGATATAAGCTGTTAATTTAGCTATATTATTATCTGTACATTCTATGTCTTTGTAAGTTGCTTCGTTATTAATAAAGTCGTTGGCTTTGTTAATGATTTCTTGCAACATTTCTTGTTTTGCATTTGCAAGTTGTATTTTTTCAAATTCAGGATTTTTAATAATATTACCTTTTTCATAAATATAATAATCTTCACCTAAATCTTTCCAATTTTTGTAAAATTCTTCTGTAACTTCAATATTAGCTACATTTTCTGAACCATATTCATCAGCTGTTAGTTTAGCTAAATCTATGCCTATTAACACATTTTTACTATTTACATGAGCATAATAATTCATAATCTATTTCCTTTATATTTTTATTATATTATCGTTTTTAAATTTTTGCAACAGTAAAAAAATAGGTAGATTATTATCTACCATTTTTTTACGCATATTTTTATTTTTGTGTAGCCTTGCAACTTAATTATATTACCAAGTGACAATTTTGTCAACTAAATCTTGTTGTTCTGTAGAAGAACGTTTTAGGTAAATGCGTGTAGTTTCTATGGAACAATGACCTAGTAAGTCAGCAAGTAAGGCAATATCCTTTTCTTTTTCTACAAAATTTTTAGCGAATCTATGTCTAAAAGAATGAGGGTGCATAACTTTTTTATCAATGTTGTATTTAGTTGCATATTGTCTTAATTTAACTTTTATCAAGTCCACTGAAAAAGGATTTCCTTTTGTATTTATAAATAAATATCCACTTTGTTTGTCTCCTACCCACTTTAATATTTCCATTCTTAATCTGGCAGGGATATAAATTCTTCTATGTTTACAACCTTTTCCATAAATATCTAAATAACCTAACCTAACATGTTCTATCTTAATCTGAACAAATTCACTGACTCTAGCACCTGTTGCACATAATAATCTAACTAAAAAATATCCTTGTTTATCGTCTTTTTTAAGCTGAGCTTTTAAAAAATTGTAATCTGCTTTTGAAATAACATTATCAGTGAAGGATTGTGTTTGAATAGCTACTCCTTGTAATTTTAATTCTTTCTTACCTATGTATGTAAGATACTTATTTATAGCATGAATTTTTGTGTTTACGGTTTTTGGGTTTGTAGTTTCCATAAGATAATGTTTAAATAATATTAAATTATTTTCTGTAAATTTATTTCCAAATTTTTCATAATATTGATTAAGAGCTGTTTTGTAAGTGTAAATAGTACTAGGTGAATAATCTCTTAATTTTAAATGTCTAAAAAATTTATCAAACATGTTGGTCTCCTTATATTTATTATATTATTTTTATTGGTTTTTGTACACATTTCAGGATAATTATAATTATGAGGTAGGTATAGGTTCATATTTTGGTGTTAGTACTTCGTCTAGTGGAGATGATACAATTGTTGTTTTTTATTCAGATTTAATTGATTTTCCAGATTCTTATTTAGGTGTTATTTCGGGTGTTGCAGACCCTCATTATTCAACTTCCATACGTGCTGGAGGATTTATTTATTGCAAATCAAAAATTTATTTAAAAATATACGGCAGAGGGTCAAGTGGTAGTTCAATTCGGGCTCTCGGATATCGTCGTATTGGAACGAATACCTAAGAATTAGTACCTATTCTTCTATATTGTAAAGCCTTCAAATATGTGATAGAACTAGCTTTATATATTTGCATATGAACATTCGGCTGAGATTTCGAAAATACATAAGGAATAGCAATTGAATTAGAACCGGACATGTCTGTTTGAGTGAATGTCCTAAGTAATAATTGTTCGCTACACATATCAGTCCAGAGGTAAAAAGTACATACACCATTTGTAGCATTATTCTTTTGAATAAACAAGTAAATTATTACTTCATAATTATAATTATGAGATATTATTTTTCTTATACATAGGTTCAACAAACTACAATTCTACCGAATTTTGGTTTAATGGAATTAAAGTGGCAAGTAAAGATGCATATTCAACTTCTAATGAGGTACAAGGGATAACATTTCCTTTTCCTTTTTCTTCCAGAACACTCAAAATAGAAATTAAAAACCATTCTTGTAATGGGAGTGAACTTAACGCAAACTTCTATCGTCGTATTGGTACTAATACTTAATAATTAGTACTTAAGTATTAGAACCTATACGTCTATAACCACACGCTATTACAGCTCCATAAGCAGTTAATTTAGCACCATCAATTACATAATAAACGTATCTTTTTACAGGGATAATAAACCTATTTCTCATGGCTGTAACTCCCGCATTTGCTGCTACTATTGAATATAAATTAGATGATGTAGTAGGGATAGATAAAATATCTGTATATAAATATGTATGGGAAGCAGTTGAAGAAGAAGTAGAACTACCAGTACAATTTAATAATACCTCATAATTATAATTATGAAGTGTTATTATCCTTATTTATTGGAAGAAGTGATAGTTCTGGTACTAATACCTATGCGTTCGTAACCTTAAATTCAAGTCAAAGTGATTATCATTATGGTTATATAAATTGTACAGTTGATGGTGCAAATTTCCAACAAGGAACAGCACAAGGAACAATCTACATTAATCAATCACGAACTATATATTACATTTTACAAAGTTACAAATGTGCTGGTTCATATCTCTATGCACTAGCGTATAGACGTGTCGGAACTAATACCTAAGTATTTGTTCCTATTCGTCTATATCCCAGTGCATACAGTGTAGTTGAAGAAAAAGCCTTTTGATAAATTTGAAATGTAAGTTTACGACTCGTACTTGCCACTGGAATATCAAATATATTTGAATTTAATTTACTGTTGGGAGAACATGCACCCATAGTTCCAGAGTAAGTATCAACATTATATTGAAAAAGGGTTGTTCCCAGAAAAGCTCTTGATGTATTATTTTCTCCAAACATGAAATTAGATATTTTAACCTCATAATTATAATTATCATCTGGTAGATATGAAGATAGGTCTATAGTGTACGTTCCAACGGCTGTAGCTGTACTTAATTCTTTGACTGATGATACCCATTGACCGTCAAATCTAGCCGGTTCAATTGTGTATTTACTTGCAACGGGATAGCCGGTGGAAGCTATATAAACTGGATTTGTAGTATCTCCGTAAGAAGTTGTTTCCGTTGCTCTTTTAACTGCTGTACTTGCGTCTTGTTTTAAAGTTGCGTCAATGTCAATTTTTGCATATTTTGTAGTATCTGTAATGTCATTGCCTACGTTATCATCTACTAATGATTTATAAATATCTACTGTATTATCTTGAGGAACTACAACGACATCTGATGAACTAAATACTTCTCCGGTGTTGTACTTTTTAAAAGCAACATTAGTAGAGCTTAGCCCACTAGCTGTCTTAATAACACTTTCTCCATTTGCTAGCCCATCAAAGTAATGATCATACTTTTTAATTGCTGATTTATTAGTTGCAATATTATCTGCGTTTGTTTTTATATTTTGTGTGTTAGTTGCTATGTCCGCCATATTAGTTGCAATTTCATCAGCATGTTCTTCTAATGTTTCTGTATGCTCTGAAACTGTTGTGGTTAAGTCTGAAATTTGAGTAGTATGTGTAGAAGTTAAACGTTGTAAATCATTTATTCTTACGTCATTAGTGGCATAAAATTTATTTGAGCTGTCGAATACACACTCTAAAAAAGCTATTTGTGTAAGCTCATTATAAGTTATATGTTTATTATCTTGCCAAAATAAATCACCCGTCATTACTGATACATATTTTTCGGAGTGAACCACTATACTCACATTTAATGAACCATCTATATCTGTTTGTGTTGAGGGTAAAAAAAAGTAAAGTTTAGTACCTTGTGATTTATACGTATTGATCTCATTATAATCGTTTAATATAGGTTGGCAAGGTTTAAGGATTACACTTACTCTATTTATAGATTCAGTAACTCCTACCTTTTGTACTACGTAAAAATTACCAGTGGATGAATATATGGGTAATAAATCTTTAATATCATTTATATTCCCATTCCACCCATTTACATGTTCTGGAAGTACTATATCTGTTTCAACCCAATCTGTTTTTAAATTATCAGGTAAATTAGTCATTTACACCCTCCTCCAATTTAATTATATGTTTAATGTCAACTAAATCATCAACAGGAATATAGACATTTGAAGTTAGTAAAGCATTTCCTGATTCATCTTGTAGTTGAATTTTATTTATAGTTTCTACTTGTTCACTAGTTACTCTGTAAGTAATTACTAATTGACTTTCTTCTACTGTCATTGTGATGTCATCAATAGAAGTGGTTAATACATCATTAATGACGGATTGTTTAATTATTGTTGTCCAGTACGTAATACTATCTTGGAGTAAAGTTGTTTCTACACTGTGTACTTTTGCCATTTTATAAATGTCCTCCAATCCTTCTGTAATGAAAGGTCTTAAACCTAATTTCCAGGTACCATTTAATTTGTAATTTCTTACATAATCTGTTTTGTAAATAGACTCATTTGCTAATAGTTTATTTACAACTCTGGGTCTTTGAATAAATATCATATTGCAAGGTTTAATTTGTGTTATTGAAACTTGCACCTCATGATACCATAAACTATCTGAAGATGAGCTTTCTAATACTATTGTAAACTCATTTTCATTAATTTGCAAGTCATATTTATTTTTGCCGAAAACTGTATCTAGAATAGCTCTTAAAAACCAATGTGTATATGGTGGAGTCAATATTTTCATTCTTGTTAATATACGTTCACGTCTAAACTCAAGAGTTTCAGTACTAGGGTCAGATACAATACTAAAAATATTTTCGTAGTATACAAGTGCTTTTTCACTTGCATATTGTACAAACTGGTCCATCATAGCTTGTTCATAAGTGGCATCTAGTTTATCAATTTCAATAGATAAAGCATCTTGCTCAGCTTCTATTTCTACTATATTATCGTATACGTCAGGTAGGTATTCTTTTAAATCAGTCTTACTCACTTAAAGTCACCTCACCTAAAACTGGAATTTCTTGCATATCTTTATCTTCTTGAAGTATAATATCCTCTTCAGAGCCATTTATTGTACATGTTAAAATATTAGTTACTCCTGTAGTAGTTAAAATAACACTCATAATCATTGCTCTAATAATATTAACTCCATACTCGTTTAAGTCAGTGGAATTTTCCCATTTATTTCTTAGAGTAAGTAAGTATGCTTCAAGATTAGCTTCAACACTTGATTGAACCTGTTGAACAGTGTACCCAGTGTCACATACAATAGTAGCCTCAATGTTTAATATATGTTCAGAAGCTCCTACTACTGTAACTACATGACCTATAGGAGCTGTTCCTATACCCTTTCCAGCATAATCTTCATTATTATAATAAGGGTCAATAGCTTGTTGAACTGTTTCTACAAGAGTGTCACTTGGTTTACTGTAAGTAGAATCTATAATACTTAATTTAACAGTTCCCCCACCATTCCACACTGGGTAAACTTGAGTAGCTCCTACTCCGTCTAAAGCATTACAAAATTCTCTGTATTCTCTAATATTTCCTCCGAAGGCTTTTTGGTTGACTTTGGTGAAATATTCTTGTCTTAAATCTTCTAAATCCTGTTCTTCCTCACCTGGAATTAAAACATCAGTTAAGGTAGCAGTTGCCAAGCCTTGTATATTAGAAACTGGTGTAATTTCTCCATAATATTCGTTACCCACTGTACCTAATGTATCACAAGTAACTATGTAAGAGCCTTCCACTGTTTCACCATTATGCGTATATACAGAAGTTACTGTATATCTTATTAAATTCTGTTCTCCTACTGTGGAAAAAGCTGTTCCTATAGGAACTGAGAACGGGCCTCCATCACCCGCTGTTAAGACAGCTAGTCTTTTAGCATAAGTAGCTGAATCTCTTGTTATGCCTTGCTCTTCACACCTATATTCTAAATAAGGAGAAGGAGCAGTGGAAGCATAAACATTTCCCATCATTTCTTGTAAGTATAAGTAGGCCTTAGCTATTTCAATACAACAAGGAGCACCACTATCCCAGATTATTGAGCCTTCTCTTTTATCAACATCATCCCTGACATTTCCCAAGTAGCTTGCTAGGATATACTCGTAATCTTGTTGGTCTACATAATCTGGAATATCTGGTATATTTGCCATATTAAGCTCCTGTATTTATCGTGGTAGTTACATCTTGTATTACACCCTCAACAGTATTGACATCAAAAGTAGCTAAACAACTATCTGTAGACTGTTCTGTTAGAGTGAAATTTGTAATAGATTCTATTCTATCATCTTGCAATAAACAATCTTCTATGTAAGACTGTAGATTTAACTGGAGATATTCAAAGTCTTGACCAATAAACATATCCATATCTAAACCATATAACCAGCCGTATATAATATGAGCATATCTTTCAGTATCTAATGCTTTATAGACACTTTGTTCTATAGCATCTTTATTGTCAACCATACTACTTAAATGGCCTGTTTCGGTATTTATATAATATGTTAAAGACGGTTCCGACATTATTATCTCCTAGAAGTATTATAACATATATTTAGAAATTATGCTAACTACTTCTTAAACTTTCTAAAAATTCAGCCATTCTTTTACTTCCTTCAGTTTGGCTTAATTCTTTTAGGGTTTTGCATACTAATTTAGTATCATCTGAAGTTATTTTGCTTTTTCCTAATAGATTATCATTAAGACTTAATCTGTTAGATAAACTTTTAAAACTGCTCTTAATGTTTAGGATAGAAGCATTTCCGAAGTTAATTAAGTGTCTAATATTGTTGTATTTTGCTAATGCCCAAATTAGTTTTTTACTTACACAACCATAGGCTTTTTTACAGAAAACCATAAACGAAAATACTTTACCCATTGTTCCTAGATTTTTGAAACTTAAGCCTTGTACATTTACTCTTTGCTCAATAGTACTTATTGTATCCATTTTAGTAGAAGCACCTTTACTATCTAATTGAGAAGGCGTGGTATCATTCCATTCTATAAAAGAGACTGTATAAGAATAATCTCCATTATTATCCGGGTGAGTATTGAATGATTCTAAAGTTACATAAGTGGCTGGTAAATTACCACCAGAATAAAAACTCATCGATAATCTACAAGGCTGTTCTGTATCACTTAAATACTTAAACACTGCATTATAGACTTCAGGAGTAGCTTCTGATTTTGTTAGATTTGAAATAGATTGAGCTATATTGCTTATTCCTGTAGTTAAAGTATTAAATGTAGAGTTGCTAATTCTTTTAATAGTTAAATAAGGTGCGTCTAAATCGTAAGGAAAAATACTATCCCATTTAAAGTGAGCTGATTTTTTGTATTTAGGTAAAACAACTTCACCCGTTCTTGCAACTTTTTCTGAATCTTTTTCATTACCAAAGTCCATTTCAACAGTAGGTGGAGTTACAGGTATTTGAAATTTAATTGTAGTTTGAGGTACTAAAAAACTACCTAAATTCACTACTCCAAATTTACTACTAGCCCAGACGAGTGCTTTATTAACTAGCTGACTACCTGTAGGCATCATTGAAAATCCATTATATCTTAATACATAACTAATAGAAGAATCATATGGAATTTCTAAATAAATTTTAGCTGGGGAAACACCACTTTTATAGTTTAATAGTTTATCTATTTTACTTAATATCTTAACCATTTATTGCTCCTTCATTTGTTATTTTCTCTTCTCGTTCTATTACAAAGTAAAATTGACCACCCTGTATTTTAAGAAGCCTAACAATATCACCTACAATTAACCCACGCCATAGACGTATTTTAGGAAGTGCAAATTGTGTGTAAATGTTTATTTCATGCTTATGAGGACTTGCTCCTTGCCCTCCATCATTAGTTTCTTCTGTACTGCCTATAACTTGATGTCTATGCATAAATACACCATCTTCACCCTCTTGCCCAGTAGTAGTTGGTATATCAATCCAAGTTTCTTTTACAGTAGCTGACAATAGTAAAGAAGTTTCGTCTAATATAAAATTACTTTGTAGTTTTATCTGTAAAGGGTCAATAGAAATTACTTCGCCTGTTTGAAACAATACAGGTTCTGATTCTTGCTGTATGACATTTTGTACATGATTAGTTAATATATCTAAAGCATTTGAAAGTTCACTCATTATGATGTCTCCGTAAATTTTCCGTCTGATATTTCTATACGCATTTTAAGAGGGTAGTCTACTGTTAGTTCACAAGATTTAACGGTTCTGTAGACAGGTAATACTTCTTGCGTTTCTTCATTAATATCAGCAACTACCCGACCATTTAGGTCTGTAAACATAACAGGTAATAAATGCCCAGCTCTCAGCCCGATGATGCCATAGCTCTCAAACGAAATATTATGAGTAGGTCTATTTAATACTTCAAGTAATTGACCCGCCACATCTTCCATTTGAGCTTGGGTATAAGTGTCTGGTGCTTTATGATAGTAAGGTAGATATCCATACATGTATTTAGATTGTTCAGATGAAGCTGTAGTAATTGTACGAGTTCCTGTTTTCTTAGCTGTTTTACTAGTTTTGCCATCTTTACCTAAATAAGTTTTATCATCTTTATACACAATTATTTCATTATATGTATTGTCATCAATACTAGACTTAAATTTATAGTTAGTTAAGAAATTATCATCTACTACAATATCTGTTGTCATATCATTTCTTAAGTTAAAAACTAGACTGCCACTTGTTTTACAGACTTCTGTATCATTCCAATTTTTATTTACATTTTTATTATAATCCTCTAAAAAATTAGTTTCATGGTAAATGGTGTAAAAGTTTTTAGTGTCTCCCGATTGGTTCATTAAGGTATGAGTAATAGCAAATTCCATAATATTAAAAGCTGTTTTCATATCATAGTTCTGAGCTGTTACAGGTACGGTACTATCTACTTCAACTTTGTAGGGGATAGCTAAATCTTTACATATTTTAGTAAATATATCACTAGCTACAAGACCTTGTCCATTATCTTGTAATAAATTCTTTTTGCCATAAACAAGTGGAACTTTAAAGTATCTTAGCCAATCATAGCAAGTTACAGATAAATCATGCTTGCCGGAAATATTAAGTGTAAATATCCAGCCACAAAAATAACATCTGTGGTCTAAATATAATCTAACTCTACACCCTTCATTTATAAGACTTCCACTTAAATCATCTATTAGTTTAAAAGTTAAAGTACCACAAGTGCTTGAAAGTGTTGTTTTTAATTTAATATCAGTAGCTGAATTACTACAATCATAAGTAGTAGAATACGTTTTTAATGTTTTATCTTCTGTTTTTTCAAAGCTGACAGGTACATCAATATATAATTCAATTTCCGGGTATAAATTATAGTAATTGCTTAATTTAATTTTAGGAGCATTACTAGAACTACTGTCTGATGTAAATTGAGCTTCTGCTTGTAGTATTGTAACCATTATGCCATCACTGCTCCTCTCATTGAGCCTTGAACAGAAGCTACAATAGCATCTCCTACAGCTTTTATAACCGTTGCTTCATCAACTCCTTCTGCGTTATTTAAGTTTACAGTAACATCTTGAGGAACTGTAACTTCGTTCTGAATAACCCACATTCTTTCTGCTATCATTTTCATCATTTCTATGGCGTCATTATCTAAAGTTACATCATTTACTTTGTCTATATATCCTCCATTAGCTTTAACTTTTGGAGTTTTTGAACCCTGTGTACCAGTTACTGCTTGCATAGCTTTATTCTTTTCAGTGTTAGCTAAACCTTTTATTCTATCCATCTCAGCTTGAGCCTTTGTTGCCTCTGATTCAAGTCTTTCTCTTTCTGTAAGACCTGTTTGTTTATGCCCTCTTGCTACAAGTGCGTCGTATTGAGCTCTTTCATCTATAAGATTTTGTTTATATTGTTTAGGGTTTGTTCTTTTTAATTCACGGAATGATTGTGTGTATGCTTTCCAATCAGAATCTGAATGCATTCTAGGGTGAATTTGATTGTACTCCTGTCTAGTTAAAGGTTGTACGTCTTTTTGCTTACGGTAATAGTCTTGACGTTCTTTTAAGTATTGTTTGTAGTCTTTATTTCTTTCCGACTTTTCTATTGCCCACTGAGCAATCTTTTCCATAGTAAGCATTAAAAGAAGAGGTACTACTAAATCAGCCGCCAGAGCTTTTATAGCTAAACTTAAGCCTTTTAATGCTACTTGAATGCCTAAAATACTTGATTTAGCTACAATACCCATCGTCTTCCACGACAACCCATATTGTTGAATAGCTACTTTAGATGTATTTATTGCCATTCGTAAACCTAACATAGTTCCTTGAATACTTAGTAATGCGTTTGAGCAATTTGTTCCTACTTTTGAAAAAACTGTTCCCCATTCTATACTTCGTAGTCTAAGCCAACTCATTAATAAAATTAGGTTACCAAATATACTCATGATTAAACTCAGATGTTTAATTACAAATTTAAATATTGGCATTAAAATATCAAGTATTTTGGCCACAACTCCTAGTCCATCACTAATTACACCTATAATATTTTGCATAGCTCGTTGGCCCTCAGGTGTTCTTTCTATCCAGAACATCAAATCTTTAAATACGTCTCTTAAAGCTATATACCCAGCTGTCTGCTGTTGCATAGCTTTAGTCCATTTATTTGATAATACTGTAAATATTTGTGATATCAACCAAGGAGCTGTTTTGTATATTTCATCAATCTCGTCTTTAACTTTTAATAAACCGTTTACTACTGTATCAGCAGTTAATAAGCCTTCTGCTCCCATTCTTTTTAATTCACCTGGATTCACTCCAAGACCTTTAGCTAACATAAATTTAAACATAGGAGCTTGTTCTGCGATTGACCTATATTCGTCACCACCTAGTCTGTTAGAACCTAAACCTTGTGCCAACTGTAACATTACAGCTCTATTTTCCTGACCAGTGGTTCCTGAAATAGCCATTGTTTTGTTGAAGGTTTCAACGAAATCTTGAATTTTTTGGTTTGAAGTTTTCATACCAGACAAAGCTATTCTGTTGTATAGCATGAAAGTTCCTTCGGCATCAGACCTTGAACGTGTAGCTACTCCAAATAATTCCTTCATACGTTCATCTGTTGACATAGATAAGTCGGAAGTTAAATTCATTCTAGTGTAGTTACTAAAATATTGTTCTCCAGGTTGAGTTAGCCTAGTAGCTAAATCTCGTAAAGCATTAGATATAATATCAATAGTATTTAAGAAGTGAGCAAAGTTGTTTAACCCTACTCTTAACCCTCTGACAGACACTTGCATTCCACCAAACTCACGAGAAGTGCTATTCATAGAATTTTTCATCCTATCAACACTATTAGTAAACTTTTGAGCTCTCTCTTCAAAAGTTTTACCGTTTACAAGTCTTTGATTTATCATAGCTCTATTGTTTTGGCCAATTCTGTAGTTTTCTACTAATCTTTGTCTAATAACATCTTCTTGAGCTACTGATACTAATCTTCCTTTATAATACATACGGTTATTCTTACCGTATTTGTATATATTATTCTGAGCCGCAATGGCGTCAGCTTGCTTTCTAATAGATTTAGAAGTGTCTGAGTATGCTTTACCCAAACGATTTAATTCGTTGATTCCACGTGTAATGGCGTTAGAATCAACGAATAATCGGTTACCTTTTTGCACTGCATTCAGTGCTCTTTGCAATCTTTGAGCTTCTTGTACAATCCTTCGCAAGGCGGGTGACATATCGTCTATAATAGTTAGCTTTTCCTGTGCCATTATTTACTCCTTGCTTTTGCTTGTATTTGCTTTTCTTGCTTGACTTTTTCATCGATAAAGGCTATTATTATAGCCTTTTCTCGTCTTGATAATTTACAGAATTTGGAGGGTTCCCATCGCTGAACGTGGAAACAATAGTACGCATATATAGTTTCTGCGTCCTCCTCCTTTATTAGTTTTTTACTTCATCTACTAAATCATCAATAGAATCTTCAAATCCACTAATATTTCTGATGTGTTCAGATAATACTTGGATTTCGCCCGCTAACAATAACTTATTAAGTAATTGTTGAGGAGTGGTACACCCAGCTGACTTAATCAATTCAGCATCTCTAAAATTAGGGTCAACTGTATGATTAAGTATTAGCAATTCATTAAATCTACGAGTATTAAAGTCTATTTTACCACCTTTCTTAAGGATGGTACATTGTTCTTGATAGCTTAAATACTCTTCTTGTTGCATAGGCTTAATTTTGAACTTCAAAAGATTGCCTTTTTTATCTTTAAGTCTTTTAGAAACTGCAACTGAATCCTCTAAGTTATCTACTGGATGTGCAAGTAAAAATTCTGTTAATGTTGTCATGTTGTTATTCCTCCTTTACTATTGTAAATTTTCAGGAACTCCAAACGATTCAAGTAATTCAGCCCCTGTAAATGAGAAATTCATAGATTCGTCCATAACTTGTGATTCTGTATCAAATTTAGCTAAAATAGTTGAATCTAAGTTCACATCATACAGTGCTACCGTTTGCGACCCGATTGTGCTTGTATCATCTTTATTAGTAACCACTAAATCAAAGTAAATATCTTTACCTGTTTTAATATATTGTATTGCAAGCTCTCTGAATAATGAAGAAACGTAGTAAACAGACATTGAGCCAGTACCTTCCCACCCAACTGTTTTCTTTTGTTTTGCTCTATTACCAAGAGTTCTTACATCAACTTTTTCTTTGTTGAATGTTGCTTCAACAGACTTAGCGAAAAACAATTCAACGATGTCATCATCTATATTGGCGATGGCAGTTGCTTCCTGTCCGCTAATTGTGTCCATAGCTTTAAGCATGATAAATTCCTCCTATTAAATATTAAGTATCTTTTCTGCCGACAGTATATGTCATGTAAAGTTTTTCCATTGAGTCCACTGCTTGTATTGGCCAATCAACTACAACATTATCAAGGTCATCACCCATTGAAACAGTGATATCAGAAGCACCTTCAAAGTTAGTGATTGCATGAACACCTTGTAATTTGTTGCCATAAGCAACTAAATCAGCCTTATATACAGCTCTGCCGTCTTCGTCATTGTCTAATTTACCACAATAACTAGAATCCCAAGTATCTTGACAAGTATTCCCAGCTTCGTCTAATACACGAATTACTCTGTTTTTAGAAAAATCATAAGAACGTTTGCTAGTGAATGTATGTAATGTATTGATATCTTTCTCAACTAAAATAGTTCCTTTTCTAGTTCTTGATATTACAAATTTACCAGCATTTAAGGCATCAATAATTTCAGTATTGGTTAATTCGCCTATGATTTCAATAGCATCTTGAACAGTTTTGTGAGTATTAGATTCATTAATATTTGCACCGGCTGTTGCACCTGTTACCCAAGCTACAAAGTTGACAGCTGTTACTTGTTCAGAAACTGTTTTGTAACCCTGGTCACTAGATATGATGCCTTCATAATCGTATTCTGGTTTATTGTATACACAACCTTGTACTTTAACACCTTCGTCTTCTCTTAATTGTTTAATGTATTCACAGAATGCAGTTTTAATAGTTTCATCACTGCTTAAAAGACCCATAGTGTTAAATGGTTCGGTTTTCATTTTAGCCCAGTAATCAGTGTATGCTGTAGATTCAGTAACTGTACCATTAGTACCCCCACTTAATTGAGTAGAAGCTGTTAACATAAATTCTGAATCATCAGTAGTGCTAAATTTAACAAAATCGTTTTCAACTAATTCTGAAGGGCTAGTTAAGTTTGATTGAGTATCTTTTCTAATACCATCATACAAAGTTTCTACTGTATATGTGTTTTCTTCATTTCCTTCTTTCACAATAACTTGAATTTTGTTACCACATATACCAGCATATTTTGCAGTTACAGTGATTTTAGTACCTGTACTACCTATGTCTGCTGTTGCTTTAACTCCACCTTTGTCAAGTCTCCAAACTTTTAATCTATAACAATTTTGTAATGCTAATCTAAATAATAAAGACTCTGTGTCAGTAGCCGAATAACCTATTTTAGCTATACTTGAGCCGTCAGTTAAGTCTGAACTTAAGATATCAATTATCTCGCCTTCTGGGCCCCAAGACATAGGAATAGCATAAGTGGCGATACCTCTATCGCTTATATTCATTGTTGACGATGGTTTAGCAACAAAGTTAATATAAGCTCCAGGTCTTACCTTATTCTGTGTTAAAAAAGTTCCACCCATAGTTAATTTCTCCTTTGTTTAGTTGTAATATTTACTTGTCTAGTCATCATTTTGACTTTGTTTTTTGGTTCTTTTGCGACTTTGATATCATAATTGATATAGTATTCAAACTTCTGTAACTCTGGATAATAATGTTTATTGTATCCTCTTAATTTATCTCCATTGTCTAATGTAATGAGTTGTAATGCTTCAGACAATTTATAGCATATATCATTAAAATTATTATATGAAGTTTCAGGAAGTTTCTTATACTGATATAATACACTAATTATGAAGGTTTGTAAATAGTTTTCTCTCATCAGCTTTTTCTCGCCGAAATCTTCGCAGTAAATCATAAAATAAGGGTAAGTGCACCCTTCATTTATCATTTCTTTATAAACAGGTATATCAGGAAAAGCTGAAACAACAGCTCTGACTACTGCTGAATATACCGTATTTCCATCTACTGTTAGTTTTGTCATCTACTCACCAAACTTTCGTTTAATTTTTCTACTAAATTAAATGCTTGTTCTACTGTTAATTGTCCAGCTTGTACATATTTCATTAAGAATGACCTAAAAACTTCTGAAAATACAAACTGTACTTTTTGAGTAACTACTCTTAGTTTTCTATTATATAAATTTATTGCACCGGGTACATACTTTACATATTTAGTTTTTTGTTTTCCAAAAGAACCTCTTGATTTTTTCCTACCACTTTTGCCTAGAAGGGTTCCAGTTTTTCTAAAGTGTTGAGCCGCCGTGGTGGCTGTATTATCTAAATATACTTGGTATTCACCATTTGACTTTTTTAGATTCTGAGGTATTTCCCAGCTTTCTTTTAATAACCCAGTGTCTACAGGGTGTGACTTAGAAGTTTGTACTTTTAACTGTAAGTCTTTTACTAATGTCATAGCAACTGACTTCATAAGGTAGTCAACTACTTTAGGATTAGAAAAAGCTCTATACCTTTCAGCGAATTGAGATAGGCTTTCTTTCGCAGTATTTACATTAGAACGTTGCAATTTGCTCATTCTAACTATCCCCCTTTACATCAATTACTACTTCTTGATGAGTAAGACATACATTAGATAAACCTAATTGACCTTCGTATTTAGCTATGATTTCTTTAGTTTCAGGGTCATATCTACGAGCTTCCATGTAGTAGCCAGGTTCTAATTTGTATTCAACTTCCAAAAATACTTTTGGTTGTTTTTCATAAGGTGTTGTATCTACAGGACGTTTAGTAAAAATATCCCAAGTACGTAAACTAAAAGATACCTTACAAGGGATATCTGTATATAAAGCAACTTTTGACTTTTGAGTACTAATTGCTCCATCTTTATCTTTAATATGTTCGTATTTATACACATCACACCTGTCGTGATACATTAGTTTTTTGTGTATTCTTTGAACAGATTTAAAGTTTACCATTTTAATAACCTATATTTATCAAGTTGTGAAGTATAATTATATAATAATGCGTCAACGTCAGCTGTATGAGCTCCTGTAATAGTTTTAGAAGTAGCGAATTTTAGTTCACTATCTCCATCTTTAATGGAAGCAAAAGCTCCTATACCTGCGTCTGCTAGTTGGTCGTTGTTAATCATGCCATTGAGAGCCTGAGATTTAAGCAAATCCATGGTTAAATTTACGATTACATACTTTAATGGCTCCGGAACATAAGACCGGTTGAGATAGTTACAGACAACAGACTGAGTTTCATCTATAAAGTCACGCAACAACGCAATACGTAACTGATTATCACCCAGCCTGTCCTGTACTATTTCAAACACCCAATCTTTGTCCACAGGTTTATATTTTGGGTGTCTCACTGAATTACTCCTTAACTACCTTAGTGGTTTTAGTTGTTTTTCGTTCAGTTGATTGAATCGCCCAGGCTCCAAGAGTCTGTAATCTCTTGAAGTCGGACGAGTCGCAATTGAATGGCGTGTGAGCTTTTCTAAGCTCATTTTTATAAGTAACATCTACTGGTACTATAACTGTAACCATATTTTACTCCTTTTTAAAAGAGGGAGATAGTTACCTACCCCCCAATTTATATTATTTAACTACTTTAAGAACGAATACATCTCCCATTCTTTCGAAAGAAGGAAGAACAATTTCAGAAACAGAAGTAATCAAGTTAACTGGTAAAGATTCTTTCTTATTAAGAATAGCAACACCGGTATTAACAATAGAAACGTCTGCGTCTTTGTTACCAGATAATAAGTCAGCTTCTTCAGGAGTTGTGCCATACCATGTATTTCCTAAAGTACCAACTGGTAAGAATGTTACATAGTTATCTGGATAGAATTGTCTATCTACACCAGCTTCATCTTTATATAATTTATCATATATTGTGAAAGTAACACCTAATTTTTCAACTAAGTATTTTTTAACATCAGCTTCACTAATAATGATATTTTGATAGCCAACTGGGTTCATGTCTTTCTTGATAGCTTCATTCTTACAGATATATCCCCAAGTTTTAGTTGTACAAATAGCACGTCTTAAATCAATACCACGTGCTGAAGCATCTTTTCTAATTCTAAAGATATCACCGTAAATGTCAGCTTCTGGATCACTCCAATCAGTAGATACTGTATCAGTGTTAGCATCTACCCATTCTCCTTCTGGGTCATAGTTGTATTTGTAATTTACAACAATACCAGATTTATTAGGAGCTGATATATCAATAGTACCGTCAACTAGCAAAGACATACGCATTCTTTCACCCTGTACTAATGCACCTGAGATTAAGTTAGCTCTATCATCAAAGATAGTTGACATCAATTGTTTAGCATATTGATTGTTAGCCATTTCTTGGAACATCAATAATTGTTGTCTGTCTTCTTCGTTAAGTTTCATTGACTCTCTGAAGAATGGCATTTTTGTGCTGAAATCTTTAACACCAATTCTGCCTCTTAATGTTGGTTTAGTATCAAAAGCAGATGGCATCAAAGCGATTGGCAAAGAACGAAATCCTTTTAAGAATTCCAATTTCAAACCAAGTTTTTTCTTGTCAGGAAACAAAGCAGTACCTAAATAAGGAATAGAATTTGAATAAATTTCGTTCCAATACAAGGCGATTGCTTTTGAATCTATTAAATCATAAATTGTTTTATTCATTTATCTAATCTCCTTCTATTAAGCTATTGTAATTTCCAACTCGTTAGAAGCTAAACCATTAAGAACAGTTGCTTCTAGAGCTTTAATTTTCAAAGTACCTGCCGTAGCTGTGCCTGTAAATGCAACCTTAACAGTCTTATCACCAGTTCTAGTAATATTAGCCACTGTTAAGCCTGTGTCATCAGTAGTGATTTCATAGTTGCTAACTTTTTGAGATGCTTGTTTTGGAGCGAAATCTGTTCCTTCAAGTTCTACTACAACTACTGGGTCTTTTGCATCTACTGCAATTTTTGTACGAGTATCAATCACTGTTTTTTCAGTAACTTCACCACCTAAAGGATAGAAGTAAACACCTTTTAAAGCATTTTTACATGCTTGGGTATAAGTTTCACCAAAGTTCTCTTCAGCTCTTGCAGTGTTGATATGACCTCTTACTAATACAGCACCGTTAGTGTCTCCATTAGTAACATCTAAGTCATTAAGTACAATACCTGTACATTGTTCGTCATTAGAAGGGAATGGAGTACCTGCTTTAACGATAAAGCGACCATTTTCCTTCACAGCCAATTTTGATTGTTCGTCAAAAAATTGAGGTCTTGCAACATAGTCATCTGGGAATTGCAAAATTTCAATTTTTGACGCATACGAATTGGTAACTGATTCCATTGTCATAATTTTTCTCCTTATTCTTTACCAAAGTAAAATTCACTTGCTTTCGCAGTAACTTCTGAAACTTGTTTATTGTCAGCTAGTAACGACTGTACAAAGTTTTCAGAAATTGATTTTGCTGTTTGACGTTGAGTATCTTGGGGGTCAGTTCCTTTAAAAGACCATCCAGTAGTTTGAGTGCTGTTACCTTTCTCTTCTACAAATAATAAAGGTTTTTCCTTCATTACCTTGTCAATTTGTTCGTCTAATCCTACGATACTGCCATCGTCTTTGAGTACAATAGAAGATTTATCAATCAAGTTTACAACTAAATCATCATACCCTTCTTGCACTTTGCCATTCAAAGCGTAGTTAATAGCGTTATCAACTTTAAGAGTTTTAATAGCTTCCGCATTTTGAGCTTCTTTCAACTTATTATCTTCTTCTAGTTTAGCAATTTTAACTTTAAGAGCTTCATTGTCACCTTTAAAAGATGATAAGTCGTTGATTTGTTTGTCCCTATCAGCAACATCACTAACTAATTGCTTATTCTTTTCATTTACTTCATCAAATCTGTGTTTTGGCACAAATTTATCTGTAATGGCTTGTGAAATAAATGATTGAATTTGTTCATCAGTTAATTCCATTTCTTTTAAGACTTGTTTGATTTTTTCCATTGTTCCTCCTCGCTTTTTTACATGTTGCGTCCATGAAATTTATCTACAATTTTATTATATAGTATTATATTAAGAATTGCAAACTATATATCAATTTGTCGTGCTATGATGGTGGGTAGCTTCGTATTTCTTTTCTATTTGAGCTGTTTTTTCAGCCAATTCCAAATCTTTTTGCATTTGTTCTTGACGGTCTTTTTCAATTTCTTGAATTTCTTGCTCAACATTCTTAACCCATGGGTGATGTTCTAATAATGATTTTTCACTTATCATATCTTTAGAAATTGCCAGGTTGTTAATTGTTTCTGTTTCGTTGATAATTACAGCAGTATTAAATAAAAAGTTGCTAGAAGAATCATCAAATTGAACACCTTTAGATTTTAAATCCTCGTTAATAAACCATTGCAACTGGCGTAGAGAGTATTTGTATTGTTGGCTCATTTCTGAACAGTCCATATCCAAGTCAGCATATTGGAAACGCAATGCAACACCTGAAACATCTCTGAGCTCTTTATTGACAGTATCTACACCACCTCCGAATTCAAAAATATCTTTTCTTACTCGTGTTAAGTGTAAATCCACTTCATCAATATTAGTAGGAGTTTCAAGTGCTGTTACATCTCCACCCTCCCCAACAAATACATTTCTAAATGTATTTAAATTTTTAGAAAATTCTTCTTTATCACTATCTTCATAGCCTTTAATAACTTTAATGGAGTTTGGAATATCCTGTAAATTATTAGAGGCGTCACTACAATTAGTGTCATAGTCATCAATTAGTGGTTTTATCCAGTTAATTAAGCTGACTTCATTTCTGTTGTATTTAAAAGCTACAAAAGGAACTTTATTCCAGTTAGCTTCAATTTCTTGGTTATCTTTAACAACTTTAAAATGACCTTCTCCTTCAATAGGACTTAAAGCAACAATATTTCCGCCGGCTTTAAGTCTTCTGTACTTCCAAACACCTTCAGGAGTATAATAATCAATTCTCTCCCATAATCTTTTTTCTATGCTGTCTATTAAATATTCTTCTTCTTCGTAAATACGAATAAGGGCGTCAAGTTTAGTATGCTCACTATCTGCCCAAAAAGGAATTATTTCTCTACTTGGTATATGTTTGAATTTTAGTTTGCCTTCTTTATTATAATAAATCTGCATCCACGCAATGCCACAAACAATAGATTCACTGCCTACATTAGTGAGAGTAAGTCTAAATCTGTCATTAAAATATTCATTAAGTTGTATAACATAATTCTCTTCACCTTGAATAGTAAAATCTTTAGAAAGTAAATAATTTATTTTCTGATTTACTAATTTACGCATAAATGGGTGAGATAATTTTGCGTTAGCTAAATATTCAGTGACAACTGGTTTGCCTTGTCTATCTAAATAATAACGTTGTCTATTTCTAATATCATTTTGATTAAAGAAGTAGTTTTGACCCACTTCCATAGTTTTATATACAATACTTTGTCTATATTCTTTAATACAGTCAATAATAAAATCTTCTTGAGGTTGTCCATAATTAGAAACTAAACCTACACGCAAGTCTATTGGCAATTCTACATCATCTAGACTTTCCGGAATTTTAAATAATACAGGCATAGAGCTTCTCCTTTAATTTTATTATATACGGATATTCAGATTATCGCAAGTAACGAATAGGACAACTTAACTGATATGTAAAGTTATGTAGAGGAACTACCAAGAAAACTTCTTAATAGTAAGCTCTTCTGAGCCATAACGAAGGGCGTCAAGTAAGTGATTCATGTAGTCCATTGGCTTATTTGTCAACTGCCCGTCCTTGACTTCCCAGGCATAGTTACTTAATTCTATTTTAGTATTTATGCACCTTGGGTGAACAATAAGCTGATAATCTTGAAGTCGTCTAATGCCAGCTTTAAGAGAATCTGCTCCTTTTTTACAAGGGTATACTCTAGAAATACCATAATCTCTAAGTTCTTTAATAGACTTAGGTTCTGAACAGTCGGCTTTAATTTTAGCATTTGCCCAGCCTTTATATTTTATTTTGTCTGCCAGTTCACTGTTTGTCATCCTTGTCTGATAAATTTCATCATATATGTAAATAACTTGTTGGTCTCTATTACCCAACATAGCAATAACGGCCGCCGGGTCATTACTAAACCCAAAGTCAAGTCCAAATAGGCGTCTATAAACACGTTGGCCATTGGCATCAGTTAAATTCATAAGTCTAGCGACATCAAATTCTTCCTCAACCCAATTTTCATAAATAAGCCCTTCACTGACGCCCCAATCACCAAGTCCTTCAATTTGGTAACGTCGTGGATTCCTGACTTTCATTATTTCAAACAATTCCCTGTCGTCTTCACCTAAAAATTCATTGACCATGTAATTAGTAGTTAGTGCAAAGGTATTTTCATCTGGTGCGTCAAAGAATCTTTTCTTTATCCACGTCTTATCCGACCAAGGGTTAAAGGTGAGGGTAATTTGTTTGAAGTAGCCTTCTGGCAACTCTCCTCTTATACTCATATCTAATTTGTTAAATGCAGTTTCATCATTGACCTGAAAAGCTTCCTCAATCCAACACCAGCATAGATAGCCGGTTGCTACTGTAATAGAAGTAATACTATCAGGATCATCAAAGCCTCTAAACAAAATCTTCTGGCCTGTAGGTATATAAGTCAACTCCATAGGTGAGTTAGTGACTTTCCACTTGTCCTTAACTTTCCACTTATTAATTGCCCATTTAAGCTGAGCGAAAGTGGAGTCTTTATGAGTATTAAAATATCTACGTAAAACAATTGTATTAGCAAGTGGCATCTTCATCATCTGATATATAATCCACAAAGCAGTAGTACAAGACTTCTTTGACCCCCTACTTCCTTTACAGACTCTATACCTTTTTTTGCATCGCCAGAAACTGCCATATCCTTGGCCGACAGTGTCTAATAAATCTACTTGTGTCATGTAAATTTACTCCTTTCCTTTGAATTATATAATACAATATTTTCTAAAATAACGCAAATAAAAAGCACCTAGTCACCCAAGTGCTTACAAGTATAAGTAATGCTAGAAAAAAAGAAAGTATTTGTAAAGAACATATTGCATTTATATTATAGCATTTTCTAATAACTTTGTAAATATTTTTAATACATTTACTTGTATATACAACAATAGAATTTCTAAAACACTTAATAAGTCCGGGTTTTTTAGCTCCAGAAAAATTTCAGAAACCGGTTTTTGACTCTCAAGATCTTTAGCACGACTGATTTGAGTTTTTAGGGCTGATGATTTGGGTATTTCCGGTCCCAAACGAGTTGATTTGGGTATTTTGGGAGAAAGTCGTGTCTGGTACCAACAACCGCTGTAATGCAGTTATAACGTACTACCCCAGTGTTTTATACTAACACATTTTATAGTAATAACATAAAATATAATGTATAATATTAATGTAAGCAATAAGTTAAATAGCTTACACAATAGTAGTAGCTAGCATATTATATTAGTATGCTATACAAGTAAATATACAAGTAAATATGCGTAAAAGTATTATTAGTAATACTACTAATAAAACTGTTACTGTTTACAAAAAACAGTTTATTAAAAAAAATAAAACTGTTACTGTAAATAATAACACTAGTAGTAGTATTAACACTAATAGTAATGTTTTAAGCAACATTAGCTATAAGCAATTATATGCTATTGTACAGTACATTAAAAATACTAATGTACAATTGTATAATAGTATAGTAAACAAGCAAATAGTTGTAAATGCTAATTTGTATAAGCATTATAATATTAGTGCACAACAATTTAATTATTTAATGCAAGCATTTAGCTGTGTACAGTTAAACGTACACAATAAATATGCTTGCTGTACTAGTTGCTTAAACGTGCTTAACAAGCACTATAAAGCACAAATAAATACATTGCATAATAACAATGTATTTAACAAATTGTATAATGCTATGTAAATAGCATTATACACATACAAATACACTAGTAACATTAGTGTTATATACAAATAGTAGTAATATAAGTTACTATATATATGCTACTTATAAAATTTTTGCAAAAACTGTTTTTACTTTTTTACTGTTAAATAGTTTAGCAAATATACACATGTTAGTAATTGTGTAATAAAAACATAAGTAATAATTACTTTTGTAGTTGTTACGCAATTATAAAAACTTTACTAACAAGTATTTGTTTTAGTAATTGTTAAGTGTAATAAAAACGCAATTGCTAACATGTATGCTAACTATTAAAAAAGTAAATGTATTACTAACAAGTAATAAGTTAGTAATTGTTATTTGCTAGTAATACATTACAGTTTTACGCATATTTCTAGGGGGCACATTTTCTCTCCCCGCCCCCTTTTCTTTCAAATATGCGTAACAATAAAATAGTAGTAC